ACAGACTAATGCAACGCAGGCTGGAGGCCAAGACGTGATAGCCAGCGGAGCTGGATCACAGGCTGTTAATATGTACCAAAACCCTGCGAACTTTGGTAGATTCAAAGTCTTAAAAGACAAACGCTATACTTTAGCGAATCCCAATATCTCTTGGGATGGTACAAATATGGAACAACAAGGAATTGCAAAAACATTTCAGTTTAATTTTAATTTTAAAAGATATCCTATCGAAATACACTTTAATGCGACAAACGGTGGGACTGTCGCTGACATAATCGATAACTCTTTTCATATGATTGGTAACTGTCAATCGGCAGCTTTAGTGCCAACTCTCTCTTACAAAGCACGGATTGTTTTCATCGATTTGTAACGGCTATTTTGTGTTTCCTGGGTTTTTCCTCGAAATTATTTCTATAAAAATATAAATAAATCCAAAAATTAATGGTAATCGTACACCAAATGCCCCGTCTTTCCAGCTATGTTTGTAAACGTCCAAATCCTGATACGGCAGATGATGAAAGTGTAAATAATTGGTCTCATATAGACCTTAAATATTTTGATTCCGAGTTAGCTTCTACCAGTGTTGTTGCAAGTACAACCACTTGGGCTGGTGGCGAATATCCACCAGCTACTATTGGCACTCTTTTTCTTCCTGTTAGAGGTTCTGGAATAACTAATCGAATAGGAAGATCTGTTAGATTGAGGTGGTTATTAATTTCGGGTACAGTTCAAGTTCCTGTACAGTTAGATGCTACTGCTCTACCAGATGCTTCCTCAAGAGTTCGGTTGTACTTGGTTCAAAATAAACAAGCAAATGGAACACAGACTCAAGCAGAGGATGTTATACAAAGTGGAACAAATATAGTTCCTTTAGACATGTTTCGAAGTTTATCAACAATTGGGACATATAATATATTGGATGACGCAGATATTGTTATGGACAATCAAAATTTTAATGTAGCTGGAGGGGTCGGGTTTTATCAGTCCGGATTTATACGGAAGTTTAAATTCTCATACCGTTTCTCTCCTTTTACTTCAGAAGGAATTGTTAATTTTAAATCAGATCTTGGAGACTATAGAGATATTTTAGATAACAGTTTTACTATTATCGGTATAACTAATGTTTCAACAAATCAATGTTCTATTTCTTATAAAGCTAGATTTGCTTTTCATGATAATTGATAATAAAAAACTTTCGCATTAACTAGCGAGGGGGGAAAGGGCGAAGCCCGTCCCGAGCCTTCCAACCCAACTTATAAGCTGCCAGCAGGCTACAAATACTGGATCATAATAATAAAAATTCTTCTTTACTTCAAATTTTTCTTTACTTAGAAACTGACAAACAGAAAAAACTAAGTTCACGCTGAGGAATTACTATTCCGCCGAAGCCGAGGTCCTATAACATTGCTTAGGACCTCGGTCCCCAGCGGAAGCTGGGGGTGCCGCCGCCGCTGATCACCACACTCTCCTCTCTATCCACTCACACTGTAACCGTCTACTAATTGGACAAGCGTCAACATCCATTAAATTTAAAGTAAAGACTTCGCCTGGCATAAGGTTAGTGGTGATTATTCTGGGAGTACCCTCAGGAATAATCGCACAAGAATGTTTCACGTTGATTTGTGAAACATTATCGGTATCAACTAAGTGAATTTGAGGCCCTCTCGGCCAGTGTTTAAATTCCATGTCGTCGAAGATGATACCAGAGTACAAGCCAGTCTTGTACTCTTTCAACACGTCTATATGTCTAACAAATAATGCGTTAGGCAGTAGAGCTTTGGCTAAAGAAGTCTTCCCTGTGTTAGTAGGGCCCCACAAGACAAGAGTTTTTGTCTTATCCCATTCAAAGCTTACTTTGAATAAGTCCAACGAGAACTTGGGTTCAGTCTTCTGTCTTTTTAAAGCTCGAAGGTTTCTTTCGATTGCATCACCGTGCATAGATAGGTCTCTTGCAGTCTTGATATTTTCCAAAAGTTTAAGCCCGTCTTCAACTTTTCCATCTCTTGCTAAGTCTCTTGCTTGCAGGTGAAGTTCTCCTGCTTTCGTGTTGTCAAGAATAAGTTTTCTGATGACTTCAGCTTCAAAGTTCGTAAGATAGTTTCCATCTTTTGTAACGTATTTGACCACGTTCTTCCAACTTCTACAACCAGTAAAATTGGGATGAAAACCATCAAAGTCCAGAAAGCGTGGGTCGCGAATATCAGGTTTACTTTCATTTGGAAGAAGAATATAAGCATGAATATGCTTATTTCCATCCTTGTGGTTCTCTTGTGCAACGATGTATTTTTCAAGCTTGAACTTGGTTTCCAAAAACTTGAGTACTTCTTCTGGTGATTTAGTGCACTGAGAATAGGTGATGAAAATTTGGCAAGAGTTTACCCTGAACTCTGGCTTTTTTGCTTTAGACTTGGTAGTTTTTGCGGAATTATCAATAAATCCGGACATTTCAAAATGGCAGAGCTTACGCCGAAGAAATAATTATTCCGGAGCTGTCAAAAAAGGCCCTTTTTATAACTTTTATTTTCGAAAACTTTGAAAATTATTTGAATTAATCTGTCAAATGTCAAAAGGTGGGGCTGCGATTTCTCTCTTTTTTCCTGGTTCTAAATATAGACCTGTCAAAATCAGACCTTTCCCTTTGCAATAAAACGAAGTTTTGTTTGTTTTTTTCCAGGAAAATAACATTACCAGGAATAAAAGGACTTAGAATTTTTTGTGAAATATATGCCGTCCCACGTCTGCATCTCTGAAGATCATACTCATTATTTTAAGTCTAGTCTTCCTACTACTACTTGCACTTTGTGCCACGTTCCACTTTACGTTGTCACTGGCCACGACCGTCAGACCGTACTTCGTGCTAAATATCGCCACCTACGACGTCAAAACGCCTTTCTTATAAAGAGACAATGGTTAAACCCAATTACAAACAACCAAGTTCAGGATACTCCGTCAATCAGTACGGAGGTGTAGCTGTGCCCTACCAAACTCCTAAGTACAAAACAAAACAGGCTCCCAAAACGGTTGTGTTTCAGCCTAATGTCACACGGGCTTATGTTCCCAGATCATTGGGGAACCCAATGGCTGTTACTGAGAGGAAGTATTTTGATGTTGAGTTTTCCGGTGCTATTCCCGCTGTTGCTGCTAGTTGGACTGGTACTACGTTGGATCCCGCAACACTCAATACCTTATTTGCACCTATTCAAGGTACTGGCTTTGATAATAGAATTGGTAGGAAAGTTCACGTAGTATCAATTAAAATTCGGTGCCAAATAACGTGCGCTGAACAAGCGAATCAGACGGCCACTGATGCTTCTTCGATATGTAGATTAATTTTTTATCAAGATAAACAGACTAATGCAACGCAGGCTGGAGGCCAAGACGTGATAGCCAGCGGAGCTGGATCACAGGCTGTTAATATGTACCAAAACCCTGCGAACTTTGGTAGATTCAAAGTCTTAAAAGACAAA